AAAGCCACCACTGATGACATCGACAATTCCTCGCCAGGGATGTCCGTCAAAGGTTTGTACGTCATCCCAAATCGGGAAAGGCGGGAGAAGTCCATCATTTTGTCGGGCGCACAGTACGCTTGCTGGGTAGGGTTCCCACTCAACGGCGCAGACTGTTCTCCATCCAAGGAGGTGTCCCCCAAGTATTCCTCCACCAGCACCCGCGAATAAAGCCAACTCATTCATTTACCCCCCCGCAATTGCGCCAAACGCTCGCGGATATGTTCGGGCATAGGGGCGGCTTTTTTCCTATCTTCTTCCAGCTTTACCAGCACAGGGTCACGCTCTGGCTTAGCCTCTGGTATCTCTGCCCCATCCCATCTTTGCTGGTTCAAATACACCTTGGGGGCTGGGATATATGCCCCGTTGTCCCGCAGCCATTGGGGGGTAGTTTTTATCCAATCAAGGTGCTTCAAAATAATGTTGACCTGATAAAAATAATAGTTCTCGGCCCACTTTTTCTTGCAAGCGGCCTTTTCGCCTTTGCGGTCACATCTGGGGTAAGCCTCCCAGAATTCTTCAAAGCCCTGGTCTGTGATTTTGGGCATCTGTGGCATTCCAAATAAGTCATCCATTTGATTTCTCCATAGGTCTGACAAGGGTGGATAGAGTCCTATCCTGCCCCCTCCAGCGGTTGTCATGTTCTACATTCATCATCATTCGTCTTAATTAACAGACATCGCCCAAGTTCCCTTGAGGAGTTGATTCGCTTATACATCTGGCCTTGTTTCCACCGTGTACCAGATGCTTTAACAGTCGCTCAACTAACGCTGTTCGGCAAATCAGGGGGTGTGTCCTGCTGTCGGTGTTTCTTGACTTGTCACCCCATGCAGGGCCGGTAACGTAACGCGAGTCACTCGGTCTGCCAAAAGAAAAAACCCCGCAAGATGCTCTGTGGTCTTGGCTCTTGGCGAGAGCAACAGCAAGACGATTGAACAGATGGTCAAAAGACTCGCTTGCCGTACGACAAGACCACACAGTACCCTGCGGGGTTAATTTCATCTGTTCAACGTCTCGATGCCACTCAAGACGGTTTGGATTATACATTACTTTTCAAACCATGTTGGACGCAACACCATCAATTGCCAAATCCTTGCCTGAGGGACAGTTTTCCATTGGGAAACCGCCGATTGGTGGATGCCCAAGATTCTGGCAAGCTCAGTCTGTGACCCTGCCAATGCGATAAATTTGTCCTTGTCCATCCTTGGATTCTACATTAGGGCGCTAATACCCTTACGCTTGACTGGGATATATCAGTTGGCTGATAATCACGCCATGCCCCAGCAATTTCGCATAGGGTCTTTTAGGAGTAATGATGAAACATACTTACATTGTTGAATTCAGCAGAACAAACACCCAAGGTGATTGGTCGCGCATGGAGTTCACCTCAATCACCAAAGCACTTGGATTTCTTTCGTTGATGGTGAAACAAAGATGCCATTGCCAAATCTTCCAAAGCTAACCATGTACGCAGAAGATTATGAGGAATGGCGGTGGGGGCAAATCCTCACCCGCAACACAGACTACAACCCCGACAACCAATCAGAGGATGAAGATGAAATACCCCAGAACGATGAATGAAGCATTCCCGCATACCGTGGAATATTCCGCAGCCATTGAAATCCACGAACCCCGCATGGCGACCACCGACAAGATCATCATGGTGCTTGCCGTGTGTGCTGTTGTTGTGTTGGTTCTTGACCTTTTTATTTGGAGAGCATGACATGAAAGCTAACGAACTTATCGACAACATTAAATTCATTGCTGACAAACAGTATGAAGGCGAACCCGCACAGAACCGCTTGGCCTATCACGTTGGCTTGCTGGAGTCCCACCTGCGGGGCTACATCCAATCAGGCGAAATTGCCGACCAATACATCAAAGAACTGGAAATGCGCTTGATCTCAAAGGAATCGGAATGAGAATGATCACCTATTCACTTTTGTGCTGGATGGCCTGGGTCACGGCTGGTTGCTCTAGCTTGTCAGCACCCCAAGCGCCCAATCAAGACCTAATCGTGGACAAACAAGTCCAACCGATGGGCAGGAATGAGGTGATTGACGCTGTGCGCCAGTGCGAATCCTCTGGCCTCCGCGCCATCCCGCTATACGCCAAACGCAAGATCAACGGCTACACAGTCGAAACTGTGGTTGAAGTTACTTGCGGCCCTAAATACGCTTACTAAGGAAAATCATGGAAACACCAATTGGAAAACAAATAGCCGCCGCTTTTGTCAAAGCACAGAAGGCATTTGGGCCAGCTTTAAAGACCAGCACAAACCCGCATTTTCGTAGCAAGTACGCTGACCTATCCAACTGCATTGAGGCCGTTATTGGGGCTTTAAACGACAACGGCATTGGCTTGATGCAACGCACGTTTGACTGTCCAACAGGCGTGATGGTCGAAACAATCTTTGTCCACGAATCTGGGGAAGTCATGGAGTGCGGAATGCTTCACGTTCCAGCCGCCAAACAAGACCCCCAAGGGTATGGCAGTGCCTTGACCTACGCTCGGAGATACAGCCTTTTGGCAGCTACTGGCCTCGCCCCAGAGGATGACGATGGCAACGCTGGTTCACGCCGCACAGAAGCACCACAGATTGACGCTGGAATGATGGCAGACCACATTGCCGCCATTGATGCCAGCGCCAACAAAGAAGAACTGCAAACCGCCTACAAAGCCGCCTATGACGCTTGCAAGGGCGACCAGACTTGGATTGCCAAAGTCATCAAAGCCAAGGCAGACCGCATCGCCAAAGCAAAGGAAAAAGCATGAGAAAAAAGAAAGAAATCGGTCTTGAGGAAATGACCCTCAAAGACTTTATTGCCATCTTTGCCATGCAAGCATTGATTGCAAGCCCAAGAGGTACGCCAGATGGTAGTGATGCCACAGATGTTTACTACGCAAAATGCGCCTACCTTGTGGCAGACAAAATGATGGAGGCACGAAATGGAAACTGAAATCATCCAAGGCTCAACCGAATGGTTTTACCAACGTCTAGGCAAAGTCACCGCCAGCAGAGTGGCAGACGTAATCGCTAAGACAAAGACAGGTTACAGCACCAGCCGCGATAACTACATGGCCCAGCTTGTGGTGGAACGCCTGACCTTTACCAAACAAGAGTCCTACACCAACGCCGCCATGCAGTGGGGCACAGACCAAGAACCATTTGCACGGGCGGCTTATGAGGCGGCACAGGGCGTAATGGTTGAAGAAGTGGGGTTTGTGCGCCACCCAACAATTGAGTGGGCTGGTGCGTCCCCTGATGGCCTTGTTGGAGGTGATGGAGAGGGGCTCGTAGAAATCAAATGCCCAAATACTCTGACCATGATTGAAACGCTGCTATCCCAAAAAGTGCCAGGAAAATACATCACCCAGATGCAATTTCAGCTTGCTTGCACAAGGCGCAAATGGTGTGACTTTGTAATGTTTGACCCCAGAATGCCAGAGAAGGCGCAATTGTTTGTTAAACGGGTTGACCGTGATGACGAATACATCGCAGAGATTGAAACAGAGATTGTTAAATTTCTTGCAGAAGTCAAATCTCAAGTTCAGCAACTCAACGAAATCATTGAAAGCAAATAATGTCCAAAGTCAAAAAAGAAATCACCGCCATTGTAGGCCAGTACACCAACAAAGACGGTCAACAAAAGAACCGCTATCAGCGGATTGGAAGCATTATTGACACTAGGAATGGCGAAATGCTCAAACTAGATGTAATCCCTTTAAAGGAAAACGGGTGGGACGGTTGGGCATATTTGAATGACCCGCGCCCCTATGAATCCAAGGGCTTGCCAGCAGATAACGATGACGATCTGCCATTCTGACCATGCTTACATTTCCAAGGGCAAGGAATTCTGACCCGCTGACCTCATTCCAGGCAGCGGATTCAGCCAAGGAATTGGCTAACAAGCACGGTTTGCTGATTGTGGATTGTCTCCAGCGTTTTGGCGCAAGGGGTAAGGATGGCATCGCTGAGTTAACTGGGTTGGATGGCAATCAAGTGGCTAGACGCTTGAAAG